TACCTGTCACGGAGGACCGTGACCGGCGTGAGGGTTTACGAGGTCTTGATGCCGAACGCGCGGCAGATGCTGCGCGAGTGCGGCGCCCAGAGGCCACAACCCCAGTCGATGAGGACGTTCTGCATGATGCCGTTCTCGGTCGAGCGCCCGAGGTTCTCCGGCTTCAGCGCGTTCGTCTGCCAGCCCTTGAACCGGCCCTCGCCGTAGCGCACCGCGTAGAGGGAGGTGTAGTTGCTGGAGCCGTCGGTGCCGTCGCTGTTCTCCGTGTTGGAGATGATCAGGCTCGACTGGTCGGCCTTCCACCCGATGTTGCGGACCTTCGCCTTGCGGTAGGTCTCGACCATGCGGTCGTACGCATCCTTCGCGATCGAGAATCCGGCGCCGGAGCCGGCCACGCGGATCGCCCGCGCCCACCGGGCCTTGAGCACCCAGTTGCAGTAGAAGACGACCCCCTCGCCGTCGTCGCTACCCATGTAGGCGAGCATCTGATCCACCAGCTCCAGGAAGGAGTTGGCGTTCGCCGCCGTCATGGCAGTCGTCATCACGAGCGCGCCCGCATCGATCTTCATCTGCGACTCGACGCCGTAGAGGTTCGGGTTGTCCAGGCGGGTGCGCAGGCCGACCCACGCGTCCTCGTTGCCGTTCGTCGGGTCCGCCGGGTCGTTGAGGAAGAAGGTGGTATTCAGCTCATACGTGTGCGCCTCCATGAGGGCATTGAGCTGCGTCTGGATCGGGTCCTCGATCCAGTTCTTCTGCGCGAGCAGGCGCCGGTCGATCGGAATGATCTCGCGGATGAGCGCGACCTCCTCCTCGTACCGCTCGGTCTTCGCCTTGACGCTGGCGGGCGGCTTGTTGATGCGTCCCCAGTTGACGGTCGGCAGACCGGAGCCACGCAGGCGGCTGCCCGTCATCTTCAGGCTCTCGTTGGTCGAGAGGGGGAGGTCGTCCAGGATGGAGCCGTTCTGCAGGAGCGAGAGCGTGATCTTCTGGACCGCCGGGTCGTTGGACTGCCGCGCGTAGTCGGCAATCGTCTGGGCGTTGGTGTCGATGGCCATAGCCGTTCCTTCCGGAAAAGAAAAAGCCCGGCTGCAAGGCCGGGCCAAGGTGGGGTGTGATCCCCGGTTGACGAGACGTTCCCGTCACCGCGGATGCGTGTCGCTCCCGGGAGCGACCGAAGTGCGCGGTGACCGAAGCGAGTAGAGAGTTACTTGATGCCGAGGATGTCGGCCCAACTGCTCTGGTGGGAGCCGCGGGCGCCCTGCTGGGCGGGCGGCGCGCCGCCGGTGCCGGAGTCCGCGGGGACGAACTTTGCGGCGACTTCCGCCTGTTTGGCGGCGTGGGCGGTGACGGCGCGCGTCTGCGCCTTCGTCACCAGATCGCTGACGAACTTGGCGATCTCGCCGACGTCCGCCTTCGTGGCCTGGTGCAGCACCTTGATAAGACCGACCGCCTCCGGGCCGGACGCCTGGACCTCCGGGTGCTGCGCGACCGCGCTCCGGATCGTCAGGTCCAGCTCCTTCGCTTCGAGCTTCGCCAGCTTGTGATTCAGCAGGGTGTCCTGCTTGAACCGGGCGGTCTCGCGGTCGAACTCGGCCTGCGCCTGCTCGGGCGTCAGCTCGTCGGCGTCCACCTTCGCCTGGAGCTGCTCGCGGAGCGTCTTCGCGTGGTCGGTGATTGCCTGCTGGAGTTGGTGCTCCTCGCTCTGCTGGGCGAGCTGCGCCTTGACCGCCTCCGCGTCCGACAGGCCCTGCTGCTTCAGGTGGGCGACGACCTCCTTGAACGGCTCCAGTTCGGCGAGCTGCGCCTTCATGGCCTCCAGCTCTGCCGCGGCGCCTTGGTCGGACGTTGCGTCCGTCCGGGCCGATTTGCCGTCCCCGCCCTCGGGCTTTGCGGTGGCGTCCCCCTCGGGTGTCGCGGTTTCCCCGGCGGCGTCTCCCTCCGCTTTGGCGGGAGCCTCTGCCGGTGGCTGCTCCTGGGGAAACCAGGAACTGAGAAGGTCGTCAGCAGCACCACCGCCGCCGCTCTCGGCGCCACCGGCGGGCGGTGTGGCGTTATCTTCGGGCATCTATCACTCCTTGGGTTTCGGTTTGCTGAACGTCGACTACGGTCGCCGCGGCGCGGCGAATGTAGCCTTGCGGAAGGAGGCGGACGGCGCGGGCGCCCCGTTCTGGGGTGCAGCGGGCTCTACCGCCGCCTTCACGAGGATCTTCTGCAGCTCGTTGGCGTGCTTCTGCGCTTCGAGCTGCATTTGCGCGTGGGTGGAGATGGCCTGCATCTCGGCGGCGCCGGTGAGTTGGCGCTGCTGCATCTGGGCCGCGCCCTGCTGGCGCATCGCCTCGACCTGGGCCGGGTCCGGCTGCGCGGCCTGGGCCGCGGCCCGCTGCTGCTCCAGCATCTGCCGGAGCATGATGAGCACCTCATCGCTGCGGGCGAAGCTCATGAGCTGCACGGCGATCAGCGCCGCCTCGACCGAGCCGGGCGGTCCGAACAGACCGGCCTGGAGGTACTCCAGGATCTGCTGGTTCTGCCCTGCGGCCGTCTTCGGGGTCGCCGAGCCGGGCGTCACGATGACGGAGCAGGCGCCGCCGGCGGTCAGCGCCGCGAAGCTCTGCGCGGCGAACTGCGCGACGCCGGGGTTGCCGCTCGGGTCCAGGCCCATCATGCGGGCGAGGTTCCCACCGGCGAACTGCGAGTAGAGGGAGATCTCCCACTCCGCGACCTCCACGGCGGCTTGCTCCAATCCTTGCAGGAACAGCCCCATCTGCGTCCGGTCGCCCTGCTGCAAAAGCTCGATGGAGATTCCCGCCGTGATGCCGGTCGGCGTCCCGCCCATGTTCACGTCGTGGATGCCGGCGATGTGCTGCATGTCGAGCCAGACGATCTCCCGGAGCTGGAAGATGTCGGCGCCGAGGGGCAGCATCTTCTGCCATTGCGGCGCGCGGCTGCCGGTGTCGAACCACACCTTGCGGAGCGTCCGTCCCTCCTCGACACCGCCGGGCGACTCCTCATAGGCGTCCGCCCCGCTGGCGCTCCCCTTCTCGAGGAGGAGCGTATCCTTGTCGTCCTCGACCTTGCACACCATGCGGGTGAGGATGCGGTTGTACGCCACCTGAAGCTGCGCCAGCTCGGGCACGAGGCCGCGGCCGTAGGGGTGGCCCTTCGCCTCCTTGTAGACCTGACGGACGAAGGGAAAGGTGTTGCCCGGGCTGCCCGGCTTCTTGTAGGGCCACGGGCCGTCCGGCGTCAGCAGCACGTCGCCGGCGAAGCAGAAGTAGCGGCCGTTCGGGTACTTGGGCGTGGGCTTTCCCCAGAACTCGTAGTGGACGGCCGCCTTGTAGCCCTTGTTGCCCTTCAGGAAGTTGAACGGCGACGACTGGCCGAAGGCCGCCTGCTCGAAATTCGAGACGTAGCCCATCGAGTCGTCGGCGACGTCCGGCTCGACGAGGTAGCCGCGATCCGGGTACCGCTCCTGGAACCAGGACAGCGGCTTGACCGTGGCGTGGATCAGCCAGCGCACGTCGCGCCACCGCTTCGCCGACGGGTCCAGGAACATCTCGAAGGGCGGGATGACGTCCTCGCACACGTCGCCGACGGGCGCGGCGACCTTCTTCTCGACCTGCCCGTCCGGCCCGTAGACGGGGATGTTCGCCAGCTCATTGGGATCCCAGTAGAGCTTGGTGAAGACGCAGCCGCAGGTCCCGGCCCACCCCACCCGCTCCAGCGCCTGCACCTGGCGCGCGTGGCGCCGGTCCAGGTGGCCCATCACGGCGAGCGCCTCGCCCGACGCCGCCCGGTCCCGCTCGCTCTGGGTGTCCGGCGCCGGGCTCGCGTCCGGCTTGGTCATCGTGACCATCGCGGCCCACTTGAGCATGAGCGGGGCGACGAGGTTGTCCGTGACGTACTTGTCCGGCTCCTCCTCGTCCATGAGGTTGATGACGCGGTGGGTGGCGTCGTCCCAGCCGAGCCACTGGCGCCCCTCCTCCATCGCGACGGCGAGCGCCCAGTCGCGCTCCAGCGGCATCTTGCCGCGGCTCGCCTCCTGGAAGCACCGTTTGCCGTGGCTCAGGGTGGCCTGCTCCGCTAACTCTTCGTCGGCCGTGAGGGGCCGCTGCTGGGGCTCCTCGGCCAGGTCCGCCGGCGCGATCTCGCTGTCCCGATCGCCCACCGGGTCGGCGAGACGTACCTGTCCCGCGCGCGCGGGACCGTAGCCGCCGGGGACGGCCTTGTGGGCGGTCGGTGCGGAGCCGAACCCGAAGGCGCGGGCGATGCGGTCGCGCACGGCTCCGCCGTGTCGGGAGAGGGGGTTCACAGTTTACGCTTCCTGGTTCGGTTCCGGCGCCGGCGGGACATGATCTGCGTCAGCGAGAGAGCGGCGTCGCCCTTGCGCATCAGGAACAGCTCACGCCAGACGAAAAAAAGGGCCGCCAGATGGCTGGCAGCCCCGATCAGGCATCCGACGAGGATGCCTGTGCAATACATCTTCATGGTTAGTCGCTGGCAGTCAGGCCCTTCACGTGATCGAGCAGGTCGTTGACGTAGCGGTTGGCGTGCTCGATGGCGCTCTGGGCGCTGTGGCCGGCAATCACCATCTCGCCGTAGACGCGCGACCAGAACTTGCGCATATACTCGGCGACGGCCGCGCGCTCCTGGTCGACGATGCTCTGCGCGACGCTCTCCACCTCGGCGACCAGTCCCGCCGCCGGCGCGTTCTCGGTATTGGCGGGCGGCGCCACGACCCCCGGCTCCGGCTCTGATTCCGGTTCAGGGGTGGGAGAGTCCGCTGGCTCGGCGACGGCCTCCGCGGGCGCCTCCGAAGTTTCTGCTGTCTCGGCGGCCGGGGCGGTCTCTTCGATCGCTTCCGGTGCTGCTTCCGTCTTCTCCGTCGTCTCTGTCTTCGCCACAGTTAGGCTCCTTTAGGGTGCGCTCGCGGAGGAAATCCACGAGCAGTTCGGCAAGGCCGGTGAACAGAGCGGTCAGTGCCGCCGTGACGATGGCCTCGCCGATTTCTTTTCGGCCGGATGGCTCGAAGTGTTTCACGCCGAGTGTTTCACACGTTCCTGTCCCGCCCGGGCGGGACCGCAGTGGGCAGGGGTGCCGCGACCCAATCGAGACCGTAGAGTACAACGCCCATGCCGATCTCGATGGCGCGGTCCCGCTCGATGCCGTGGCTCATCAGCCAGGCGGCGACCTTGCGGTGCTCGGCCTGCATGGCGTAAATCAGCGCCCTCCGCTCCTCCATCCGGGCCACGTCCACCACGTAGATGGAGACGGCGCCGGGATCGTCAAGGACTTCGGCGAATGGATCGTCATCACCGTCGGCGAGCGGGTTGAACACGTCGGGCATCATAGCTTCCTCTTCTTCTGCGCCGGCTTCCTCATCCACGCCGGCCGGTGGTCCGGCTCCGCCGGCAGCGTCGGGTCGGGGTCGGACACCGGCGGCCGGGTCATCTCGCCGTAACGCCACGAGTCGAGCGGATGGTCGTTCTTGAAGCCGGGATCCAGCTCGTGCGGGTCTTTGGGGTCACTCCGGGCCTTCGCGATGGCGGTCACCAGGTTGGGCGCCGCGCCCCGGAAGATGCGGAACTTCGGCACGACAATCCGGTCCCCCTCCGGCCCCGTGAGCGTCCGCGTCGCCGTCAGTACCTCGTTGCAGCGGCGCCAGCCGGCTTTGCGGTCTTTGACCGCCCGGACCGCCTTCATCCCCCGTCGCCACCAGACTTCCACGGGGTACTCCCCGCGGCGCTCCTCCTCGTTCTCCGGCGGGAAGGTGTTGGCGTGGTCGAAGGCCAGGTAGCCGTAGCGCACCCGCCAGCGGCCGTCGCGCCGCTCCTCATCCACCGGTCTCCCGCGCCCGAGCCGCTCCGCCAGGTCGAGCGCCTTGTCGAGCTGCTGGCTGCTGGTCAGCCCCGCCTCGTAGTGCTCGCCGATGACGTAGTGGCAGCCCGCCTCCTCGTCCGCCGCATAGACCAGGTGGCAGCAGGGCGCCCCCTCGCCGTAGTCGTGCGACGCCCACACGTACCAGTGCTCGGGAATCTCGAACGGGTCGCACACGTGCCACGGCTGCCCGTCCTTCTCCTCCTGGAACGCCGGGAAGAGCCGGCCGCCGACGCCCACGTCCTGCTGGCACTCCCGCAGCCACGCGACCAGGCCGAAGTCGTTCATCTCGGCTTCGCAGACCGCGATCGGCTTTCCCACCCACGTCGATTCGCCGGCGGTGATGTGCCAGACGCGGCGGGGGTTGCCCTCGTCGTCTACCTCGTCCGCCTCCTCGTACTTCAGGCCCTCGACCGCCACCACGACGGGGGCGTTCACCCGGCGCCGCAGCATGTCCAGCTCACCCGCGAGCGTCCGGCTCATCACGGAGATGGGCGTGATCCGGTTCTGGACGAAGACGGCAGCCAGGTCCGGGGTGCCCGCCGGCAGGATCGTCTGCGTGATCGTGTTGATCTTCTTATCGACCCTGTCCACGCTGTCGTCCAGCTCGTCCACGTCGTCCAGGACGATGATGTCCGGGCGGAAGAAATCGAGCTTGACGCCTCTCGCGCCCGCG